CTGCTTAATCAGTTCTATATCCTTGCTCTCCTCTCTCTTAAACCACTTGGAGAAGCGTTTACGGGAGCGTATAGAGCGCAGATAGTAGTCATACTGAACCTTCTTGTCGAGGAAGTTCAGACGGTTCATCTCGTTGGCGTGGAGCAGGGTGTCTGGAAAATAAGACAGACAACGATTGACAACATATGGCGCATATGCTTTCTCCGCATCCGTATCCGCCATCAAGTTCTTTTTTGAATAATTAATTGAATTTAAATATTCGGATAAGTTCACTTGAAAGCACACTCCATCATTAATTGAACAATACAAGCAGTAAGATTAATTTCGTGATCTGCAACAAATGCTGCTTTATACTGATAATCGGCAATAATGAGAATTGCAGTAGGAATACTGGAAGGCTCTAAATTCTCCTGTAGACAATCATACATCTTTCGGAAGATATGCGAAGTATCGTTGTCTAGATTCATCGCCACCCATTTACGAACATCCTGAAAGTTCTTACCCTTCATGGCTTTGACAAGATCTTCAACCGCAATATCTCCCGCTTCAGAGAGAATACCAACATCAATAGAACCTGATCGCGAATACCTCTGTAGTTCGTTGATCAGTCTACGGAAGTCTGGAGAATACTTGACGATGAGTTTTGCTAGAACCTTCTCATCAAATTCAACCTTTTCTGAAGTAAGAATAAACTTTGCACGATCCATAAACTTGGCAGCAAACTTCATCTTCTCCTTGCTGTCAAACTTGAAGTCGATGCAAGTGCAACGAGAATGAAGAGGTTCGATCACTCGGTTCTTAAAGTTGCAAGTGAGAATGAACCTACAGTTCTTGGAGAACTCCTCCATAAACCCACGAAGAGCGGGTTGCATGGACTGTGGGTTGGCATAGTCAAACTCGTCTAGGATCACCGCTTTCTTGTTTCCAGAGATGGAAATACTGCTGGCAAACTGACGAATCTTTGTTCGCAGTGTGTCGATATTTCCATCCTCAGAGCAGTTGATGAGAATCCAATCTGTTTCCAGTTCGTTGCAGAGTGCCTTTGCTACTGTGGTCTTGCCGCAACCAGGTCCACCAGAAAGGAGAAGATTCTGGAGTTCTCCAGAATCAACGATCTCCTGAAAAGTGTTCTTTAGGCTATCGGGAAGAATACAATCGGCAATCCGCTGTGGGCGATACTTCTCCACCCACAGGTAATTTGCATTATCTGTAATCATTTTCACTTATTAAAGTTAGAGTCTGCTTCTAGTGCGATCCAATAGTTTAGATTCATAGACTGATGAGTAAACTTACTCACAACCTTTTCACAAATATCAACATCATAGTCGCCAGGAAGCAACTTCAGATTTTCAATCTTGAAGAACATCTCAAATGAATTATCTCCCTGATATTCACCTACACCGATAGAGTAAGTATTGCTGCTTACATCTGCCTTGTCTAGTGCGGTCATACTGACAAGAGTTCCGTCATTCGACACGGAAATATCCGACACCTGAAGAACTGATGCTGCTTTCTGTAACTCGGCAAACTTCTTCTGCGTAAGAGCAAAACTGATTGCTGTATCTGGCATATTGATCTTCTTTGTTGGGACCGTGAGCAACTTGGGTTCGCAGTAGTGATACTTTACAGAACCACCAGTTCCACAAATACGAACATACTTGTCCTCGAATTCAAATTCAGGATCGTTGAAGAGAGACACCACTCCAAGAAACTTGTTTAGATCCCAAATACCAAACTCAACATCGAATGTTTCCTCTACAGTTGCTTCTGCAAGAACATTCTTTACAGGAGAAATAGTGGAAATGGTGTTGCCAGGACTGACAAGAATATTGGAATTGATTGCTGCGAAATTCTTTAGGATGTCTAGTGTTTTCTTTGAAATCTTCATCGCTGTTGCTGTGCTCATTATATAAAATCTCCAATCACTTAGGATTGCTGTGTTCAGTAATATACACTACTCCGTGACGGTTTTCAATCTCTTTCTTCCTAGAATTGTGAGATTGTTCACTGTCAGGAACATAATCGGTAAACCCAGGCATCTTGAGAGGACAAGAAACCTTCGGGTAATCTAATTTACAATATTGTTCTTCTCCATTAACAGTAAGGTTCACAAGTTGTGTACCTTTCTTGTCACCACAACCACAAGCACCACAATAGAAGGAACCTTCATATTTACTGCTGTTTCTTCTACTTCCACATGGTGGAAGTGCTTCCGTGTTGTCTCCATGACAACTTAATATTCTAAGTTGCTTGGTTTCTTGTGATGATTTGTTGTTGGATAAACCTCTAGAAGCGACAGAACTAGCAAAACTTTTTGCTTTCTCTATGAAACTCTTTTGCTCTGGAACTGGTTCTGTTTTCTTTTCTGCAAATTTTTTATTTGCTCTGTTTATAAGTCTTTGAGTATATTCTTTTTTATACTCCTCAACGCTTTTCTGATTGTTTTGTTCTTCGTTCATCGTGTTCTTCCATATCAAAAAAGTCATCTTCAGATGCGTGATCCAAATCACAATTTCTTATGTAATTCTTAAAATTACTATCTCTCGACTTCTTCAACTTTTTTCTTGCCCTGCGAGCATCAAAATTGTCGGGATGCTCATCTTTAAAACTTCTTCCCATCACTTCATCTCCATTAGATCTGGGAATGCCTTAAAAGCAAGTTCCTTGCTGATATGAGGCAATTCCTTCTTAAGAATAAGTGCTTCTAAAATTGCAGTTTCAGTCCAATTTATAACTTCAAAAAGATTTCTCAACTTTTTATCTCTTACTTTATCATTTTTAATAAACTGCTCTGTGTTGAAGAAATAGGGAAGTATCTTATACTCTTTATGCAGACCAGTAAAGGAATAACCAATAGGAGAATCGTCTGGTTCGTAAGACGGCACTTCTTTATAATTGCTGGTTATACTATCGTCATATGCATAACGAAGTAACATCTTCAAAGGTCTGTTGGAGACAGACCTAAGATATTTTACTTTTTCTTGTTCTGTATTTAATTTTGAAGTGTGGAGAAATATTTCTCCAATATATTCTGCTTGTGTTTTCATCATACCAACTCGTCAATACTTTCCAGAATAAGTTTCATATTATTCTTCACAAGGTAATTAAATACCTTGCCTTTGTTGCCAGATACTGCGTCGGAGTATTCCGTCAAAATCTTCTCTTGATACTCCTCTGGTATATATGCAAGATCTACCAAAATTTTGTTTCTTTCTAGATTTCTTTCATGTTCTGTGGGAACACCGTAGAAGGCCCAATTGTTTACTTTCTTGGTAGAAAGTGGTTTCTGTCTCTTATCGTCGTTGATAAAAACATCATCATCCGACAGGATGTTTGGAATTCCGTCACTAGTATCACCTCTGACAATATGTTCAAACAAAAACTTTTCTGGCTTTTCACAAGTCAAAAAGTCTTTATGAATAGGACTATATTGTTTGATGTTTGAATACCGCTGCAACTGCTGGAAGTCTTTATCACTAGAGATGATAAGAACTGGCTCAGTTTGACTGTACTTTATAGCCAAAGTTGCAATAATATCATCCGCTTCGCAACGGTCGATCTGCATATTCTTGTAAGGAAAGTTTTCCTTTACTTCGTGACGAATTTTGGTAAGAACCTCAAAGACACGATCCCACTGCTCTCTGTCTTTGTCGTGTGTCTTCTTTCGGTTTGCTTTGTATTGTGGGAAAATATCACGACGCCAAGGATCAGAGGCATCCTGACAAATAACAAGTTCACCGTACTCCTCCTTGAAACGAGTTCGGTACATTCGATATGTGTTGACCACAATATGACGAATGATGTCCTCGGACACTACATCAAGTGATTTGTATTGTGAAAAGATACTGGCAATAAGTAGTTGTGTGTTGTCGATCAAAATCATTTTGTAATCGCTTGCAGAATTATACAATTCGCATTCATTCTTCCATTAACTGGCTTCTCTTTAGTCTTGATTTCGGAATATGCGTTATTAATAGCACGCAATCCTCCCAAGAATTTTGGCAAAGACTTCTTGGGATCTCTGACTTTCTTCATAGATGATTGCTTTATGTCATAGTTTACAATTGCAGCACCCTTCACACTCAATCCGCTAGACAACTCAGACGAGTTATAAATGCATACAACTCCTGTCTTGGTATTATACACGACAAGTCTATCACAACCAACAATTTCTTCGGGATTGATTGATTTCAGTTTTAGTTCAGGATGTTCTTTAAGATATGGAAGTTTAGCCACTAGTTGTGCTGGCGTCTTTTCCTTCTTCTTTCTTGGTTTTCTTGTAGTCTTTGCTACACTTGCTTGTTCTTTAGAAAGATTAATAAGTTCTTCGTAGAACTTAGCATATTTACGGAGATTCGGTTTACTAAAGAAGCCATATGCTTCCTTTAGATCCTTATCCTTTCCTTCAAGTGCCAATTGAATTTCATCAAATCTAGGCTGAAAGTAATTTGAAATATGAACAGCATTAGTGCTCTTGATCTCGTTCTTTTTAAACCATTCAACAAGATCAAAATCAAATTTCTCTCCGTCTCTGAGAGCATCAATTAGATCGTCAATATGCTCCTCTAGATCCCCTATAAGACGATCCGACTTCTTACGGATGTAG